CAATCGTCTGAATATCCCTGTAGTCTTGGTTATGACCACAATAGTGACTGCCGTAAGTGCTAGTCACATAATCCTGAATATCTTTCAGGATCTTATCTTCATTGTATTTCCAAAGGTGGTTTTTAGATTCACTCATAGTAACTTGTTCTTTATTAAGATCATAGAGACCTCCCGATGATAATGAGAGGGTGTACTTGTGATTATTCACAAGATTTTGTTCATCTTCTGGACCAAACATAATAATGGGAAGGCAGATTTTTACCTTCCCCAATTATATCAGGATTGTGCTTCCTGGTCAACAGGCATTTGGAAATCAGCATCAACCTTGTCATACAATTCAAGGAATGCTTGCTTGGTTTCGTCATCAAAACGATTGATACACACCCGAATTGCCTTTGCCTTGTCCTGGAAGATGCTATAGGCACGGATAATATGAACCAGACGACGGGTGCTGATGATTTCCTCAATGCCACCATCGTAGAATGTTTTCCGGATGATATCCGCCCAATCGCAAAGACGTTTACAGAAGTCTCGGTCTTCCACGCCAAGGTCCAGAGCAACCCCTTCAAGGATCTTCTGCTCGGTCGCAGGAGCAGGATAGGATTGCTCAAAGGTCACGGGGAAACGCTCAAGGAATGCCTCATTCAAAACATTGGTGCTAATGAATCGACCATCATCACTGCCCTTACCCTTGGTGTTAGCAGTGGCAAACACATTGAACCCAGAAGCAGGTTTGACAAACTTACCAATCTTTTTCAGGAAGACACCTTTACCTTCCAGAATGGATTGAAGGCAGAGAATCTTGTTAGAGGCAAGGTCAATCTCATCCAGTAGCAGGATAGCACCACGCTCAAGTGCTTCCACAACAGGACCATTGTGCCAGGCAGTTTCACCATTCACAAGACGAAAACCACCAATCAGGTCATCCTCATCAGTTTCAATCGTGATGTTAACACGAATCAATTCACGCTTGAGTTGAGCACACGCTTGCTCCACACCGAACGTTTTACCATTACCCGAAAGACCCGTAATAAACGTAGGATAGAAAAGACGGGACTGAATAATTTTTTTGATATCGTTAAAATTACCAAACTTGACGAAGGTATCATCTTTATCAGGAATAAGGTTTTGTTCCACAGCAGGGAGAGCAGCAGGTGCTTGATAAGAACGCTCAATCTCTTCCACACGATCTTGCGTTACTTCCAGATTCCAACGACCACGATCTGTTTTAAAGGGTTCAAGATAACGAGTCACAGTAGGATAAGAAATACCTTTGGATGCACAATAACCACGAACATCACCAGCAGAAAACTCAGTACCATACAGAGACTTAAGTTCAGAAATAAGTTGTTCGTTGTTCACAGAAGGTTTGCGAGACATAATGTAGTTAGGTGTGTTTCATTTGAACTCTCATATTATACAATAAAAAAGGTGCCTTGTGGGCACCTGAGTGGACGGTTTGTAAAGTGGATTAAACTCCCCTTACAGCGGGAAATCCGTTTGGATATGGTCTCATTTTTTTTAAAGTATCTGCAGTGTCTTTAAGGTCCTTATCTCTGGTAGATCCTCTTCTCTGATCATCGACAGCACCGGCAGTCTTTATTCCAAGAGGAGTTAATTCCAAAAGAATATTCTGTCTCCATTCTTCACTCATATTTGCCATAATAACAAGTGCTGCCTGATTAGTATCAGCATATCCTTCAGCAACTAAGTACTCAAGAATAATATCAAAGTTATCAAAAGATTCAGGTAATCCTCTTTCTCCACCTACTTTGTGAGTTTTTCCTGCTTTTAGATTTGCCTTACGATATTGAATGTCGTCTTTTTCCCAACCAGCAAGTCTTGGAGTATTTTGCGGTCTTTCACCAGGAGGAGTAGGAGCATCTACTGCGGCACCTCTAGCACGACCTAGAGTGTAATATCTTGGTCCAGTATCCTCATCTCCAGAAATTCTCTTTCCAGCATCAGAACGACCTGCTTGCCATTCCTTGGCAGATGGTTTTGCTCCTCTTTGCTTTCTGGGAGTTCTCTTTGCAGATTCATCTAAGTAAATATCATACATATCATCCCAAGTATAATCACTCAGGTCATATCCTTCTTCGATAAGAGAATTAACCCAATATTCAAACTCTTCTTTTAATCCACCGGAAGCAATTTTTCCAATCAATCCGAGAGTTCCACCAACACCATGCATAAGTCCTTTACCAAATGCAGGACCTGCTTTTTTTGCAACATTACTAGCGACAGTAGTTGCTAATCTATGTCTTTCCATTCCACGTTCAATTGCACCACGAACCCCACCCCTTTCCGGTTTTTTCGATTTAGGTTGTTCTTCTTTTGCCTCAGTATCAGGACCCTTAGATTCTGGTTCTTCTTTTTCAGATTCGCTTCTTTCTTTTGCAGCTTTTTGTGCTGCTAACTTTGCTCTTTGACTAGCAAGCAGTGATGGTTGTTTTTTTGCTTTACTTTTTTTTGCTTCTGTAAGAACTAAGTCTTCAGAAAGATCATAAATAAACTCAACAAAATTATCAAGTCCAACTTTTTCAATTAAAATATCTACACCAGTTGAATTTAATCCGTAAGTATAAAAATACTCAGTAGCGACTTCGAGAATATCTTCATCACAAATCATACTATTATATTCTTCTGCCTTTTCTCTCAATTCATCATTATAAACCGCCTCATACATGAGGCGGATATCTTGAACTTGTTGGGAATTCATATGAATTTTTATATTTTTCTTTATTTATTTATTTTTTTTTCACTTCTCCATCTTCCAATTTCTACAACCTTATCAGATTTAGCAACCACTTCCTTTTTTTCAACAACTGGTGCTTCTGGTGCTGGTTTTGGTTGGAATAGGTCTGTAAATCTACTCATTGATTGTAATAGAATTCTGTAAGAGTATTTATCAAACAACCAACTCCACAAACTCACCCAGAATCTTCTTATTCATCTTCTTAGACTTCAAACTCTTCACAAAAGCAGATTTGATTTGAGACTTGGTTGCATCTTCAGCAACTTCAAACTCAGATTCCTGAGCAAGAGTTGCAGCAGAAAGACCGAAATAAGAATGATAACCAGAAGACTTGATGCTGAATGCCTTTTCTTTCTTCCAGGAATTCATTACCTTATCATAGACATCACCATAATATCCACAATACCGACGAATGAAACTGCCAGCATCACGGGATTCAAGCACACGAATACCAATAAAGTTAATATCAGTAAACCTGTCACGGAGATTGCGGAGAAGCACATCGGTGAATTCGTGATAATCACAATCACAAGAATAGGTCATTCCAGTCTTACGATCACGAAGGAAAGCATTAGGACCAATGTGTGATGTGCCCATATAAGGATCTTCTTCCCACCGACGATGGACTTCACGATGATACTTAAGAAGAGCACCTTCACCATCAGTTAGAATCACACACTGAACTTTCTGAAGTTTGTTTTCCTTCTGAAACTTAGGAAGAATCTGATGAAGAGAAATCAGTGCCTCATTCAGGGGAGTGCCAGAGAGACTCATACCCACAGGATATGAATAGCAAACGTGCGAATAGTAACGGAAAGAAGCAGCAAGACGATAGATATTCTTCATCTGCTCGTCAAGTGTCTTACCATTCACTTTACTGGTAAGAAGATTCATCATTGAAAACCATTCACCAACTTGGACGAGTCCATCCTTTTTATCATAGGAAAGTTGCCGCAGATTTGCTTTACCCTCTTCATCATACTTGACAAGAGGATAATCAGTAGTGAAGGCATAAACCTCAAACGGAATCGCAACTTTCTTACAGAACCAAACTAGATTGAAAAGTTGCTTGACAGTATCCAACATCACATCAGACATAGACCCAGACCAATCCAACACAAAAACGAGTCCGTGATTCTTACCATCAGCAAGAGTAGTAACTTTCTTGAAGAGGTCTTCATTGTATTTGTAGGTATGAAGTTTGGAGCAATCCAATACACCAGTGCGAGCAGTAGTGGCACGGGCATAAGAATCTGCTGCCTTGCGACACTCAAACTCTTTCA